CCCCAGCCATCAGCGATTCGATATTCTTCGCCTGTTGTTTTTCGTCGGCTATCTTTTTGTCCTCGACTTCCCAGCGTCTTTTCTGCTTGTTCACAATCAGTGTAGTGGCAAGTGATAAAACCGCCGCCGCCAGCGAAAAGATGCCGGTAATTATCATTGGTGCGATACTTGTGTTCATGTCTTTGCCTCTCCTTCCTCATCTGCGTAAAAGATATCAATATCCGTTCCTGCCTCTTCGCCTGTGTATGTCCCATCGTCGATAGCATTAATCATCTGCCTTGCGTATCGCCTTGCTTCAAGGACTTCCTGATACTGCTCCACATCGTCTCCGAGAAGCTGGGCTTCCATTGCCTTTATCACCACATAGTCAGTGACCGACAGGAATGCTTCGTAGTATTCTCGTGTGGAATGTCTGTATTTTGCAAGCGAACCAAGTGCGTATTTTTCTGCTAAATTCTCAGATATCATATGTCCTCCTTATGCATACGTTCCAATTGCTATTACATCAACATACACATCGCAAGATATTGTATTTGACCCAACTCTTTCAACGCAAACCGAACCACCTGATGTAGAACTTGGCGCTGAACTTCCAGCCGCCGCCCAACAGGTCTGATTTCCGCCTGACCCACCGGAAGGGCTAACTGTATAGGCTCTATATGAAACCGTTGGTGTTGCGTTAAAAGCAGCAAGCCAGTTCCCAACGCTGATTTCAGATTGTGATTCGTAAATCGGTGAAATCCACAATTTGCTTAATGATGTTCTTATACCTACTCTCTTCCACGCAATCTGAATATTTCTTGTCGGGAATCTTATATATCCATTCGACGCATTCCCTCCACCTGTGAATAGAGCGCCATACAGAGTATTTATATCCGCCCACTTTACCCGACCGCCACCTGCGAAGGATTCAATGCCAAGTAGGAACGGCGGAACTCCTGAAAACTGAGGCAAGGAGTTAGCAGTAAAATAAATACCATCAGAGGCATACTTAACAAGTTGTGCACTTGAAGCATTCTTAAAACTTAGTCCATCATATGATAGTCTTACACGCTGAATATTACTTGATAGAAGGTATATCGCTGTTTCGCTTACACTGCTTAACAAAGAAGATAAAAGAATTCCGTTTGTCCCCGATGATTCATATAGTGATAAAGACCCACCATACTGACCAGCACTCAAAGAGAATTCCTGAGCAGAACCATAATTCCCAATAGCATTTCCTCCAAACAAATTCATACGACCGGCATTTGGTACTTCAAGGTTAATCTGCCCTGCATTCATGTATGCCTTTCGAGAGCTATCGGAATTTCTGGAGTATATCTGCCCGGAAGCACTTATTTGTGCTAATCCGCCGCCAAATAAAGCCGCTCCGCTTGAATACAGAATAAAATTACCACTAAATGACGACCCACCATTCGTACTTTTCTGGCAAGAGATCACCCAAGTGCTATCAGGAGCAGAAGTAAGTGGAGGCTGAAGGTAAACCCTATAGACAATATTGCTGTCGTTCGGGTCTATTACATCATTATACAAAGCCTTTCCGTCACTTGAAATCTTCCAGCCACCAATCTGTCCAGACTGAAGCCTTGCTTCGCCGGTCTCCATGTTGAGCCAATACTTCCCGTTGTCGCTCGACAAGATTCCTGCCTTGATGAGGTTCGCGAAAATCGTCCCGTCCATGGTGGCAGCTGTGACATAATTCTCTCCATCAAAGTATCCCCAGCCACCAGCATTGTACCTCCAGTATGCTGTTGCTGTGTCAGGATTGGAGCTGTTATTGATCCGCATCTCATACACAACACCATCCTCATTGTAGAGCATCTGAATGCTGCCGAATGTGGCAGCCTCCAGAATCCTCCTTGCATTCTCGGAGGCATTGACCATGATGCTTGTATTCTGTTTCTGGATCTCCATGGAATTCTGTGCAGCCCTTGTTGTGAGGGCATAATTCTCATTGATCCCCAGTGTGATCTTGGTCTCAGCTGGGTGATCCAGATTGATCTGGAGCTTGGACAATAGAAAATATCTGTCCAGTCCATGCGGATCAGAGACCACTCTGATCATGTCCAGCAGCTGGAATTGCTCCACATCCTCATCCGCCAGCCCAAGATCAAGAGCAGAGGCCTCTATGACCAGATCGGCATACTGGACATCACTGAGATATTCCTGACCCTTGGCAAGCAATGCTGTTGGTGTGGTTACATCATCCCATGTGTGTGTCCGCCAGATATGCCCATATGTTGCAACAGCAGTGCCTATGATGTAGTCCTTGCCCTCATTGACTGACTCAATCGTGACCCTCTCGTCAAGGCCGTCTATGAGCTGATTTCCTGTGTTTGCGCCAAGTGGGATCAATACAGTACAAATGTCCAAGGATGACAAATTTCGGCTCAAATCGACCAAATTCTGCCCTATGCGGATGATCTGGGAGGATGTATGCGGAGAGGATGCCAGATAATCCAACAGTCTGACCCCATCCTCATGCCTGACTCTCAGGAATCCTCCGAAATTATCCACCAGATCCTCGGAAATCTCTGTCATGGTGGTGTTGTAATTGGTGTATCGGAAAATCTGACTGCCTCCATCCACAGTGACTGCCCCAAGTTGGAATTGCTTGGATGCATCCGCCTGTGCATTGTGGGCTGTGAGATAAGCCCCAAGGAGGCTGGAGACTGTCTGCTGCTGATACACTGCCTGTCTCTGGATGCTGTCATTCAGATATCCAAGCTCTCCCTCACAAGTCACTGTTTTACGATTCCAAAAGTCAAGACTCTCTTGGATCGGCACACCAGAAAAGATCAATTTGCCATTCTGCCAGACATCAAACACAGATGATCTGAGGATAATGTCATTGTAGTGAGGATGATCTGGGAGGATCGTAAAGGTCAGGGATCCAGCTTTATTTGCCTCCAGATTGACAACAGGATTGAGGACAGCAGAATGCTCGACAGTGCTGGCACAAAAAGCCTCACCATCCATTGTGATTCTGTAGCTCATAGACTGCCTCCTCTGTATGAGATCCTCAGTGTGCCCGATCCAGACAGATCAAGGACATTTTCCCCAGCTGTCAGATATAGGCCATAGGCCTCAGATTTGCCCTGTCCCAGAGTCCATGTCTCTCCCTGATATGTCACTGTCATCCCAGCAGCGGATGCCTCAAATTCGGGATATCCCCTCATGTAGGGATTATCAATTGTGTAGGATGTATCCCCAGACAGGACAACATCAACAATCTCGGCATACTGCTCTGTGCGCTTATAAGGCTGTGCAGTGACAGTGATCGTGACCCCAGCTGTGCTGCCATGATCCTCCAGTGCGGATACCGATGCCCAGCCAAGCCAAAACCAATTGGGATCCTCTGTCCTTGATACAGTGATTTCTTTTCCATGCAGATCTCTGAGGATCTGTGAGTGGTACATTGCCCACTCACTCCTCATTGCTCTCAGCTCCAGACCAATTGTGATTGTTCTGGGCTGATAGAAAATCTCATCAGACAGCATTGCTGTAAGATTAATGTATCCATCCCTGAGAGGAATCTCCGCTGTCTCCATCTTAGGGACAGGAGATGTGATCTCCCAATGAATGTAGTCGCAAGCATAATCTTTCTCTGTCTTTCCGTTCAGATAAATCATGCATACCTCTCTTTCAGAGCAATCAGCTCACCAAAGGCAACATCAAGATCTGGGGCAAGCTCTCCCACAATAGTCTTGCGGTCAAGATAGACCCCAATCCTCTGCCCGAATACACGCTGTATCAGTGCAATCAGCTGGTCAACTTTGGCATTGAGATCCTCGATGCCGATGCTGATGCTGGACTTGTTCAGAGGGATCACTGTTGCTCCCTTGGGCAGATCGATCAGCTCCGCACCCTGTTCTCCGACAAGGGCTGTGCCTCCAGATCCCTCACCACCCTCTGCAAGTTGCGGAATCTGAGGGACTCCAACAGTAGGCAGCCAGCTGAAAGGAGACAATTTCAAGATGCTCACATTGCGGAGTCTGTTGAAAATGCCATTGATAGCATTAAATGGTGCTGCTATGACAGTATTGAGGCCTCGGATGATCGTATTGACCACATTCTTGAATACATCTGAAATGCCCTGTTTTATGCCGTCAAAGACCTTGCCACCCTTAGTGAAAACATCCTTGACAGCTTGCCAAGCCTTGCTGAATGTGTCTCTGAACCATGTCCCGACAGCCCCAAATGCACTCTTGATTCCAGACCAGATGCCTTGGAAGAATGCACCAGCACCAGACCATACACTCTTGATCCCCTCCCATGCACTCTTGAATGCCTGTGCAACAGTGGAAATCACTGTTGACAGTGCCCGAATGATCGGAGTCAGGACATTCCGAATCAGTGAGATGATCACAGGCAAGGTCTTTTCGATCAGACCACCAAGGACATCGACAAAAAATCCGATGATGTCAAGCAAAAGCTCCAG